TTCAAAAGTATCATAATTACGAAAAAAGGTCAGGCATTGATGTCAAAGATGTTAGCTGGTGCTTCAAACATCAAGTTCACTAAGCTAAGAACATCTGATACAACATATGCTGACAATCAGCTTGAAGGCTTAACTTCATTATCAGGAATTAAGCAAACAGTTGATATTTCAAAGGTAAGTAGAATTGGTGATGCTACAGTTAAGTTAGAAGCTGGTATTACTAATAAAACACTCACTGCTGGTTACTATGCGAGAATCATTGGTATCTATGCAAATGACCCAAGTGAAGGTGAAATCCTTTATGCAGTCATGAATGCTGAAGTCGCACCGTGGTTACCACCTTACAGTGGATTAGCTGAATCAAGCGCAATGTTCAACTTATCCTTAACAGTTGGTAATGCTTCATCAGTTTCAGTTGCAGTGAGCGGTTCAGCGGTTGCTACTCAGACCGACATCAAGGAACTTGAAAGTGAAATTGCTGATGTAAGATCATATGTAGGTTATTCAGATGATGACATCTACGGTGTTGAAGTTGACTTCACAAATAAAAAGTTCACACGTTTGGCTGGTGCAGTCAATAAGACACCAGGTGCTGACTTTGATGATATTCCTTGCTTCCAACGTAGAAGATGTAATGTAGATTTCCTCGGTAAGGTAACTGCTTATTATGGTGACGCTGGTTTCACAACTACTGGTAAGAATTCAGATGGCATGACAGTTCAGGTGATGGTTGAGCAGCCAAAGGTATACTACAAAGTAGTACCTATTGTGCTTGAACAGGCACCGCTTAAGGGCTATCTGACAAGAAAGGTAAGATACTATGTAACATCTTCACCAAAGCCTGGATTCAAGCTGTATAAAAAATTTGAAGGTAGGGATGCAATCTACTTATCAGCATTTGAAGCTTCATTATTTGATTATTCAGCTGATGCATACATCTTGGATGATGCACAGATTGCTGATTTTGATGTTGACCACTTAGCATCAATTGCAAATGCCAAACCAATTTCAGGATTGAGCCAGAACTTAACACGTGCCAATGCCAGAAAGTTGGCATCTAACTTAGGTTCAGGATGGTCATTATCTACACCTGAAGGACTATCAATCACTCAGATGCTATTCTTGATTGAATATGCTACGTTCAACATGCAAAGTGCATTAGGTGCTGGCGTAACCAATAAACAGTGGGATGGTACAAACAATTCAGAAATCACAGGTGCTACCGTTAATTTAGGTAACAGTTCAGGTTCAGTTACAAACGCAAATGGCTACAATGTCGTTTCGTATCGTGGTGTAGAAAACCCATTTGGCAACATATGGAAATGGCTTGATGGCATGAATGAATACATTCGTTGGAATGAAAATGACCCTGACAACAAGTTTATTGACAAGTATGATATGTACATCAATCTTGATGGTAACTACACTGATGACACAGAAACAGGATACGACAAGTTAGACTTCAGTCCAGCTACTACTAATGGTTATGTTTCAGCGTTTGGTTATGATCCTGACTATGATTTCTTGTTTATTCCAGCTGAAACAAAAGGCGATTCTTCACTGCCAGTTGGTGATTACCACTATCGTTCAGATACTACTGGTTGGAGGGTTGCTAGGTTCGGTGGCAATTGGAGTGATGGCGCTGCTGCTGGTGGTTTCTTTTTGACTCTGAATAATCCTTCCGGTGATCGTTATGCTAGTATCGGCGCTCGCCTTGAGTATGCTAGACCACTTTAATATGCTATAATAAGTAGTACATATAGGTACAACAAACACAAGAGAACTGAAGATGAAAAAAGCATTTAACAGTATTAGTTGCTAAATTCAGTGGCAATTGGAATAATGGCACTAATACTGGTAGTTTCTATTTGAATCTGAATAATACTTCCAGTAATCGTAATGCTAATATCAGCGCTCACCTTGTAAATATGCGTAAAATTGTGGAAGTTTGTTGTACCTTGGCACTTGCCAAAACTAAAATACAAAACACTGTATTAGTAAGTCCTTGGGAATTTGAAAGTTCGGTGTTACTTAGCATACAAAAGAAAAGGGGTTAAGCAGTGAAAAGAGTAGGTTATTTGTATGAAAAGGTATGTTCCATGGAAAACCTTGAATTAGCACACAGGAATGCAAGGAAGCACAAAACATGGTACAAAGAAGTGAAAATGATTGATGAAAACCCTGAACCGTATCTGAAAGAACTTCAAGATATGCTTATCAATCATACCTACAAAACATCTGATTATGTCACATTCAAGAAAGCTGAAAACGGAAAGATAAGGGATATCTACAAGTTGCCATATTTTCCTGATCGCATATGTCAGTGGGCTATCCTTCAAGTGATAGAACCAATGCTTATGAAGAAATTTGTCAAGAATACCTATTCAGCAATACCCGGAAGGGGCATTCACAAATGCTTGAAAGATGTGACTAAAGACATGCGCACTGATGTTGTGAACTGTCAGTACTGTCTTAAGATTGATGTAAGAAAATTCTACCCATCCATTGATCATAGAATCCTTAAGAAGATGTATAGAAGTTTTATCAAGGACAAAGAGCTACTTTGGCTGCTTGATGAAATCATTGATTCAACTGAGGGTGTAACAGGAATACCAATTGGCAACTACCTGTCACAGTACAGTGGGAACCTGTATCTGACATACTTTGATCATTGGCTTAAGGAAGTCAAACATGTGAAGCACTGCTACAGATACATGGATGATGTAACAATATTCGGCAAGACAAAGAATGAACTGCATCAACTTAGAAAAGATATTGATGAATACTTCATGCGTGAACTAAAAGTAAAGATGAAAGACAATTATCAGGTCTTTCCAACATATACACGTGGGCTTGACTTCGTAGGATATAGAATCTACATTGATCATACAATTCTCAGGAAGTCCACGTACAAAACATTCAGGAAGAACATGCTAAGGCTACGTAAGAAGATGCAGCATGGTGAAATGATGAACTATCATGATTTTTGCTGCTACAATTCTTATATAGGGTGGTTGAAGTATTGTGATTCATATCACTTAAAACAAAAGTACATGCAACCGCTAGAACGCTATGTAAACTTCTACTATGAATGCTACTTAAAGAAAGGTGGTTTACTTAAATGAAAGATTATGGAAAAGTTAGGAGCACTATCAAACCTGAAGAAATCAAAATTGATGAATTTTCAGTTTGGGTTGCTTCTGATATCAAACAGGTTAAAGAGACTACTGGTGAAGATACTGAATTCACTGGTTTTGAATATGGATTAGTTCAGTACACAAAAGATGAATACATCAAAATGCAGTCAGTACAGATTACTGAATTACAGCAGGCAATTGCTGATCTATATGAGAATGTGGGGTAATGATTATGGCAAAAATCTACATGCGACTTATCATTAAACGTAAAAAAACTATTGATCAGGTACCTGAAAAGCTTAGAGAAGACGTAAGACAGCTATTAATTGATGCTGGGTACCCTGAATTAGCTGAATAAATAAAATAGGTACAATCTTACCTATTAAACACAAAGGCGCTTAGAACGTAAATTCCAGGTGCTTTTTTATATTGAATTGAAAAGGAGTAAACATATGAATATTAATTGGACAGTAAGAATTAAGAATAAAAACTTTTGGCTTGTGTTCATTCCAGCCGTACTACTTGTGATTCAGGTTGTAGCAAAAGTCTTCAACATTGAACTGGACTTTGGTGACTTAGGTAATAAATTGAATGCGGTTGTAAATGCGGTGTTTGCATTACTTGCTATTGTTGGTGTAGTACAAGATCCAACTACTAAAGGTATTAGTGATTCACCACGTGCGCACACTTATGCATATCCTAGTGATGCCAATTTAGACTTAACGGTGTGTGAAGAGCCTATCAGTGATGAAAATGAAGAAGTAGACGTAGGTGCATTCAATGCAGAAGATGACGGTACATATGTTCCAACTGATTCAGATGCAAGAATCTAATGGGGTGATCACGTTGAACGTTACTGCTACTGTTATGTTCGTTATTGGATGCTGCACTTTCATCTTCTCAGTCTATGACAGGATTATGAAAAGCAAGACTGATTCCAAGAAGGAACAAAAGAATTATGATGATTTTAAAAATGAAATGAATGCCAACTTCATTAAGGTCAATCTTAAGCATGATCAGGAATGCAGCCAGCTTACACAAATCAGTGTAGCTGTTGCAAATGTTCAAGATCAGATAACCAGATTGAATGAACGTTTGTGCATTGTTGAAAACAACCAGTCCACACAGTGGAAAAGACATGATGAAAACAAGTCAGCTATTGAAAAGCTTGATCATCAGGTGGAAAAGATTAAAGAACGTGTCGTAAAACTAGAAAGCAAAGGTGAATAATATGGCTACAAAGAATTATGCAAGCAAGGTAATCAAGGTTGCTAAAGCTGAAAGTGGTTATCTTGAAAAAAGAAGTAATGCTAATCTGAACGATAAGACAAAGAACGCTGGTGACAAAAATTACACAAAATATGGTGCTTGGTATGGATTGAATCCTGCTTACTGGTGTGCCGAGTATGTATCTTGGTGCGTGTACAAGGCATTTGGTGACTGTAAAATCATGTACGGAAAGTCAGCATCATGTGAAACAATCCGTCAGAGATTCATAGATCACAAGAGATACGGCAAAACACCTAAAAAAGGAGCCTTTATTTTCTTTTCGGGGTCTAGACATCCTGGCGCTGTACATATCGGTATCGTTTATGAAGTATCAGGCGATACTGTATACACAATGGAAGGTAATACAAACTCAGACAAAGGAGTTGTTGACAATGGTGGTGCAGTTAATAACAAGGCTTACAAGAAATCATACTCAAAGATTCTTGGGTACGGATACCCTGAGTATGATACACCTAAGAAGAATACCACCGTAAAGGCTAGTGCCAAGACAGGCAAGGTAACTGCAAGTGCACTGAATGTAAGAAAGCAGCCTTCAATATCAGCTGGTGAGTGTACATTCAGTCCACTTAAGAAGGGGGCAGTTGTCAAGATCGTAACTGCACAAAAAGGATGGTACTTGATTGAATATAAAGGTAAGCGTGGTTACGTATCATCAAAATATATCAAAAAAGTTTAGTATTATT